CGCAGGTCGGCACCGCGCAGGTTGGCATCGCGCAGGTCGGCACCGCGCAGGTCGGCACCGCTCAGGTTGGCATCGCGCAGGTTGGCATCGTCGGCAACCGCTGCCTTGATCGCGAAGCCTAGCTGCAAACCGTATGACTGGCCGGCAACTTCCGCAGAAAGCTTGCAGCTGTAAGCAAGTGCACCGGACCATCTGTTTTTGATTTCGAATTTCATTGGTTTTCTCGTTGTTTGTGTGGTGGTGGACGCGGGCTGGTGCTGCACTCGACTTCTATCCAGCTTGATTGGATTCCCGACGTGTGGGACTGACTGAAACAACCCACTCCGTACCAATCGCCTGCCACTGCGCGCATCAGCCTGCGCATTCCGCGTCCGTAGATGGTCAATCCTCGTCGGCGTCCGGATCGGCCTGCGGCTGCACGGTCGGCGGAACGAGCGTCAGAATCACGTCGCCGACTTCGCTATAGCGCAGCGCCGGCACCGCTTCATCTTCGAGTGCAACGCGGCACGTCGCTGTGAACGACACGTCGCACATTCCGCCTTCATACGGCTGAACGCTGAAGCTGGCGAGCTTCACGTCGACCAGGAACAGGAACCCCGAATCCTCGTCCGACTCGGAACCGCGCGGCGTGAGCGTCATTTCGTAGCCGGTGAACTGCTGCGAAAGCTCGCTGGGCTTCAGCTCCGGGCAGACGACGACGGTGTATCGCGTTTCGCCGACAAGCTGCTGTTGATCGCCGGCTTCCGGGCTACGGAATATCGAATCGCGCAGACCGCGTGCGATCTCGTTCAATTTGTCGGCATCGCATCTGAACTTGAACGGGAAGGCGAACGCGGTTACGCGCTTTTCGCGGCCGTGTTTTTCGTGGATCAAAACGAGTTTTCCGAGGCTGGTGTCATGGCGTTGAAGGGAAAGCATTGGGTGTCTCCAGTGGTGGTTATTTATCCGACGGCGTATATCTGCCGCCGGCCTTTCGTGCGTCATAGATCGCGCCAGCTACGGCATTGCCGCTGCGACCTTCGCGCTGTTCGCGCAGCACGGCGCGGATGATTGCCCGGCGCGTGTTGTCGCCAAGCCCTGCGCGTTCCGCCTGAATCTGAGCGGTGACGATAGGGCGAAGATCGATCACGGTCGACATGTCAGCGGCTCCCATGCCAGCGCACAACGTCGGCCGCTTGCTCGGGCGTGAGATTGCGCGGGTCGTCAACGAATCCGATCAGGATCGAAGTCGCTCGGGCGATTAGGTCGTTGTCGCTGCCGACGACGCTGCGCGATTGGCCGGTGTTGACGTTGACCGGCGCTGCAGATTCTTGGGCGACGCTGTGCAGCCGTCTTGTCCGTCTCATCGCGCACCGCCAGGGGGAAGATCCGACGCCTTGGGATACACCGCAAGCGTGTTCGTGGATTCATCCGGAGCCGCGTCGCCGCGCTCGCATTCGATATCCGCATTGCCCGTCACGACCTGATCGGTGTTCGTGTATTCGTTGACTTCGACGCCTTCGATCTGAGCGTCGCCGATACGCCGATCGCGGCGGGTTTCAAACGCTTTCGGGTTCATCACTTCGCAGTTCGCGAGCACGTGCCTTGCCTGTATGGCGAGGCCGTCGATATCGCCAAGGATGCGGGCGTGTAGCGCGTCGGTTGATGTTGATGCGCCTAGGACGCGGAGGAGGTCAAGAAGGCCCTTTGCGCCGGCCTCCGCGCGTGCTGCGTCGATGGCGGAAACGACTTCGTCCATATCGCAGGTTGGGCCGAAGCTGCCGGTGCGCAGCCCGTACACGTAACTTGCCGCGTCAACGAACCACGCCTTGTCGCTGACTTCTCGCCACCGCAGCGCATCCAACCGCAGCGCCCCGACCTCCGCAGCCAGCGCATCACGCTCGGCGATCAGCTTGGCTGCCGCGTCTTCCAAATCGCACGGACCCTCGAAACCAATCTCTGCGCCGATCATCCGGCACACCCCACGGTTACGGGCATCAAGGTCCGCATTGCGGGCGACCAGTGCGGCCTCGCGGGTGAGCAGTTCGGCGACGACGATGCGGGCTTGCGCCATTTCAGCGCCCGCTCTTGTGTCCCTGTAGTGGTATTCGATCTTTGCAATGCAATCGTCGAAAACTGCAAGCACACCAACCTCGGGCGCGTTGGGCGGGGTGGTCGTCTGGCTCATGGGGTCTTCTCCAGCTCGGTCAAGATGGCGGAAACGGTCTTCTGATATCGCCTATCGCACTCGGCGCAACGCGAGGAAACGGGGGTTGCGGCAAACTCATTCGGCGATGCGAGGCGCACGCGCCGCGAAGGGCGGGAACTGTAGCGGCACACCGATCGATTGCTCCCGGGAGAGCGCGCCAGATGGGTCTTGGCTTCCGTGGTCGTCTGGCCATCGGTCTGCGCGGTCATGGCTGCGTGCCTATGTCAGCGGGATACGCGATTGCTTCGGCCCTTGCCGCGTCTTCCAATGCGCTGACAAGTGCAGCGTAATCATCAGGGATGTCAGTCTCGGTAAGGCGACCGCCCTCGATCATGTCGGACAAGAAGTCGTGAAGCCGTGAATACGCTTTTCGGTATTCGGCGATTGCGTCAAGCGCGCCCCTATCCTGCGGGCTCACTTGGCACCGCCATGCCTGCCGATCAACTTCGCAGCCGCGACGCCGATCTGATCGAACGGGACCACGTCGTAGAACGACAGCGCATGCCTGCGTGCCGGGCACTGTCTCGCCAGCGTTTCCGTTTCAAACTTCGCCGCGCTGTTCTCGTCGGCCGTATTCATCGGCCCAATGCGCGTCATCGTCTGTAACATGATCGGCCGCTGACGGGTGCGTGTGGCGAGCTTTTCGAGCAGTACAAATCCGGTCATTTCAGAATCTCCATAACGCGATATTCGTGCGAGGTTTCAGCTGCCCACATGTCGGCCAGCTTGTCGGCTGCGGACTTGCAGAGACGGTTTCCGACGGTTGTCCAGCGGCCGGCGATGCGGGCTTGGATAAGGTAGATCGGGGCGGCGGTTTCGGTGGTCACGATGATTTTTCTGCCAGTACAAAATATCGGCCCCACTGCGCACCCATGGCTGCGGCGATGCCTGGGTAGGTCTTGGAGCGCTCGATCCAGCGGTCATCCGATGGCGTCAGCTTGTTCTGCCCGCTGTCGGTCTGATTCGCCCACCGCTTCCGGCCATTGACGATCCGTGGCGAAACGTCGGTGGTCGGCTGCAGCTTCGGAAGCCCCCGAGTCAACCACAAGCCGGTCCCCTTGCTGGCGTCGTCGCCGAACTGGTGCGGGTGGATAATCTGATCCGGCGGCCGAATCGCGGTGCCGATGAAGCTCGGGGCAGGGTTCTCGATCGCGACCGGGAACGGCAGCGCCAGCAGCTGGCGGAAATTCTCGACGGCTTGGGCTTGGGCTTCGCGCCGCGCCGCGCCGGTCAATGTGCCGGGCTTCACGCGCTGGTGATAGCCGACGCCGGGGTAACGCTCGAAGTCCGGATCCTTCAACGCCCACGCCGCCGAGACGGTCATGAACGTACACATCGGATGCAGGACTGCGCCGGCCCACGGATGCGACTTCAGCGCGCCCCAGATGTCGCCCTGAATGTGTGCGCCCGACTCGCCGCGCGCTGGCAGCAGATCGCACGTCCAAGCCTCGACGCCGGCCGCCTCGAACGCCTCGCGCGTCAGCTGGCAAGCGCTGTAGCCGATGAGAATCTTTGGCTTCATGCGGCCGCGCCAACCGGAGGAAAGATTTTCCCGCCCTGAGCCGCAAGCGCTTTCAGCGCGAGCTCGTGAGACAGCCAGAACGGCTGGCCATTGTCCGGGTGTAGCCAGACGGTCTTCCTTGCTGCGGCCGACTTGAGCAACGCGTCAATTTCAGGGCTTGGGTGCGTTGCCGCGTACTCCGGCCGTTCGGTGATCGCGCTCAGGTCCATTTCGATTCTCCTCGCCGGCACCGCGCCGGGCATGGATTTATTAAACGACAGGTTACGCAATACGTCAACGGTGCGTTTTAATTTTCCGACGAACGGCAAAACGGATAGTTTGACAATGTCGGTGGACTTGGCGTTTAATCCGCGCCATGGACAAAACACACCCCGACGCTGAACTGATCGCCCGCCTCGGCGGCCCTGCCAAACTCGCCCGCGCGCTTGGCTACAACACGAAAGACGGAAAGAGCACGCAGCGCGTGAATAACTGGCGATTCCGGGGTATCCCCGAGATCCTCCGGTACAAGCGCCCCGACGTGTTCGGGCCGATCGAAGTGCCTGCGGCCGCTGACCAGGAAGGCGAAGCCGCATGAATGACGCGCGGCTGAGTACATCGCTGCCGGCGCATCCGAAGACGAAGAAACTCGTCCGGAGGCTCGGAACGGGTGCCGGCTGGTCGCTTGTCTGCTTGATTCTGTGGACGCGCGACAACCGGCCAGACGGCGACCTGTCGGGGATGACCGACGAAGACATCGAACTGGCCGTCGACTGGGCCGGCGAGCCCGATGCGCTGGTCGCGGCGCTGGCGTCGGTCGGCTTTCTGGATGGCGAGTCCGGCAGCTACCGGCTGCACGACTGGCAGGAACATCAGCCATGGGCCGCAGGATCCGAGGCACGTAGCGAGAGGGCGAAATGGGGCGGCCTGTGCCGGCAGCATGGCCGCGCGGAGGCAGCTAGATTGATGCCAGAGTACGCGGCGAGGCTGCTAGATTCAGCTGGCGGGTCAGCGGTAGGTAAGCCCGCAGCTGAAAATAACCAGCTAGTAGCTCAATCTGGCTCAGCCCCGTCTCCGTCTCCGTCTCCGTCTCCGTCTCCGTCTCCGTCTCCGTCTCCGTCTCCGTCTCCGTCTCCGTCTCCAAGAACAGAGCTTTCTTCGGGATCGTCGCCGGCAAAGCCGGACGACCAGACCAGCGAAACCGAACCGGCCAAGCTGGAACTGGTCACCCCCCCCACTGCCGACGCTTTGCCATCCAAGGCCGAACGTCTCGCACAAGTCACCGCAGACGCCATCGAAGCCTTCAACGCATGCCCGGGCTTGACCAAGGCCAAGGGCGGTAACCTGCCGAACGTCAGCCCGACCGTCGGCAAGGAAACCCGGCAGGCCAACGTCAAGCGGGTAATCGACACGGCGCGCGCGATCTGCCGGGAGGACTTCGACAGCGACCGGGTCACGCCAGAATTCTGGGCGGCCTATTTCGCGGTCGCGGCGAAAGATGATTTCCACGCTGGACGAATACCCGGCGGCGAAGGGCATGCGCGGTGGGTGCCTGACTTCGAATTCCTGACGCGACCCGCGACGATGCTGAAGCTCTACGACCGCGCGGCGAGCGAAGAGGCTGCGGCGTGAGCCTTTCCGCACACCAGTCGCCGAACGCGAAGTCGACGACGTACCTGACGCCGCGCGGGATACTTGCGCCGCTGGGATATTTCGATCTTGATCCTTGCGCCGCGCCGTCCCCGCGCCCATGGCCAACAGCTGCGCGCCATATCGAGCTGCCGGAAGATGGGCTGTCTGCCGAATGGTCCGGCCGGGTCTGGTGCAATCCGCCGTTCGGTCGCGAGGCTGCGGCGTGGCTCGTGAAGATGGCTGTGCACGGCAACGGAATTGCGCTAGTGCCGGCGCGCACGGAAACCGCGATGTTCTACCGCAGCGTTTGGGGCGTTGCCGATGGCGTGCTCTTCCTGCGCGGGCGTCCGCATTTTTGCGCCGGGGCTGACTGCACGGTGAGGCACGGGAAAAAGACCGTCCGCGTACTGTGGGGTGAGCCGTTCCCATTCAACAGCGGCGCACCCATCGCACTGATCGCTTACGGGGCGGCGAACGCCGAAGTTCTGCAGGCGTCCGGCCTTGGTGTTTATGTGCAGGTGGCCAAATGACCCGCTTCGGCGACAGCCGTGTGGAACAGTTGCGTATCCCGCCGCAATCGATCGATGCCGAACAGGCGGTGATCGGCGGCCTGATGCTGGCACCAGACGCCTTCGACCGCATCGCCGACCGGTTGAATGAAGAAGACTTCTATCGGCGCGATCACCAGCTGATCTATCGCGCGATCCGCGAGCTTGCCGAGAAGAGCCGCCCCTACGATGCCGTGACCCTGGGCGAATGGTTCGAGTCGCAGGGATTGTCGGAACAGGTCGCCGGCGGCGCGTATCTGGTCGAGCTGGCCAGCACCACGCCTTCGGCTGCGAACATCGTCGCGTATGCGGAGATCGTTCGCGAGAAGGCAATCCGCCGACGCCTGATCGATATCGGCACTAACATCGTCAACGAGGCATTCGAGCCCAGCGGACGGCCAAGCGTCGAACTGGTTGGCAATGCGTCGACGCAGGTCGGCGGGCTGTTGTCGTCTGAGCCGTGCGATTTGGAATCCGTGGTGCCGGTGATGCAGCGAGTGTTCGACATCCTGCAGGATCGATATCAGCGCGGCGGCGGAATTCAGGGCATCAGCACCGGCATCTCTGCCGAATTTGACGAGCTGATCAACGGCCTGAGCCCAGGGCTGATCATCCTCGCTGCGCGTCCGAAGATGGGAAAGACGACGCTCGCGCAGAATGTCGCGGAGCATGTCGCCGTGAAGCTGCAGAAAGCCGTCGCGGTGTTTTCGATGGAGATGCAAGCGGAGGCATTGGTCGAGCGCATGTTGTCGTCGCAGGGCGACATCAGCGCGTCGGCGCTTCGCTTGGGCCGGTTGGACGATGACGATTGGGCGCGGGCAAGCGACACGATCCGGGGGATGCGAAACGCGCCGCTGTACATCTCGCGCCCGCGCAACGCTCGGGTTGAACACATCATCGCGCAGGCGAAGCGGCAGCATGCCAAGACGCCGCTCGGGCTGATCGTGATCGATTACCTGCAGCTGATCCAGACCAGCGGCGACAACCGCGCGCAAGGACTTGGCGAGGTCACGCGATCACTGGTGTTGCTCGCCCATGAGATCGGCGTGCCGGTCATGCTGCTGTCGCAATTGAACCGTGACCTTGAACGCCGCGTCGATAAGCGGCCAATTCCTGCGGACCTTCGCGACTCAGGCGCGATCGAGCAAGACGCCGACATCGTGATTTTCATCTACGACGACGAGGCGTATTACCCGGATAGCAAGCATGCTGGAACGGCCGAACTGATCGTCGCGCTGCAGCGAAACGGCCCGTCTGGGATGGTGCGCGTTCTCCGCCGCAAGGATCGATTCCGTTTCGAGCAGCTTCCGGAGTTTTGGGAGCCGCAGCAGAGAATGGAGTCGATACCAGGGCCGGCGTCGGCGCCGCGAAAGCTTGGGCATGGTAGGCGCAAGAACGCGGCAAGCCCGCGCGACGCGGCAGCAGGCGAATGAAGCCCGTAATCTGCGATTGCTGTGCGGGTTCGGTGCCGCTGCTGACCGGTGCTGACGTGTATCCGCATCGGCCAGACCTCCGCGATAAGCCGATATGGGCGTGCATGCCCTGCGGCGCCTGGGTTGGCTGCCACCCCGGCACAACCAACCGGCTCGGAAGGCTGGCAAACGCACAATCGCGCCGGCTGAAGATGGACGCGCACGCCGCATTCGACCCGCTGTGGCGCTCCGGCAACATGACGCGCAAAGCGGCTTACGCATGGCTACGCGATCAGCTCGGCATAACAGACCGCGAATGCCACATGGGGTGGATGGGCGACGATCTGCTGCGGCGCGTCGTCGAAGTCTGCGAGGGTGCCGGCCAATGAAACAGACCGAAGCCGCAAGGAAGATCAAGGCCAAGCGCGCGCGCCGGCCGATCTATGGCACGTGGGCGCGCGTCGTCATTCCGGAGACTGGTGAAGAGCGGTTGGCATTCTTGGCGGCGCACGAAATCGACAAGCGATTGTTGGCTGAACGAGGCATGCGCATGGACTTGGAGTGCCGCGCCTTTTTTGAGATGTCCCGCAATGTTAAGTTTCACAAGCTGGCGCACGTCATCGGTCACTTGCTTGTCGACAACGTCGAAGAGTTTCGCGGCAAGAGCGCGCACGATGCGCTGAAAGCCGTACAGTTGGCGTCGAACACCGCATGCGACATGATCGAGATGGACGCGACGCCGGTGATATCGGCAATTCTCGATGCTTGTGAATCGCTATTGGGCAAAGGCGCGCGCAAGGTGCTCGCCAGTGTGCTGCCGGAAATTAAGACGATTCCGGTCAAGGTTGCGAGGTCAATCGCCTTCGACGAAATGCAGGAAGACGAGTTTGTGGAATGGTTCAATGGAGTTGTTGATTGGATCGGGCTGCACTACGCGAGCGTTATGCTTGACGAAGTGCGTGATGAGTTTTGGAAGATGGTCAACGGGGAGACTAAATGAAAGATCCATACACATTGGTTGCCGACCTTCGATTCATGCAGATTTGGCACCGTGACAAGCATGGTGCTGATGGCGCGTGCGGGTGGACATATCCACGATTGAGCGAGGAACAGCGCCGAGCTTGCAAAGACTTGGGATTCTGGGAAGCGCGTGAGCGTCACTATCTACGCTATCCATTCAAGCAATACACCGCCGACTTGGCCGACAGGGTAGTGCTCTACAGATCGCTCTTAATCCTTGTGGCGCGTGTGATTCGCGTGAACCTTACTGTGTCCGAGGCTGAGTCAATCACGGCGGAAACTTTCTCTGTTGGTGGCGTAGATGGTCCAGATCGTATGTTCTGCTGGGTACCGGGTTGGCATTCAAACAATCCCGAAGATTCCCCTGATGACCGCGCGCGATATTGGTCTCAGCAAGTCGCTTCGATCGCACGTGACTTACTGAAGCGCAAACGTCCGTGGTGGAGGCATCCGCGCTGGCACCTGTGGCACTGGCGCTTTCATGTTCCGCTACTGCGCCGATGGTTCGGGTGGAGCGGAATAAAATGAGGCGCGCGATCAAGGCGGCAACGAAAACCGATCAAGCGCACCAGGACGCGGCGCGCGCCCTTGGTTGCATGGTCTGCCGCTTCCGCATCGCCAACAGAATGCAGACCGCGCCACAATGCGGGCCGACGCACATCCATCACCGCAACATCGGTGACATGCACGGACAGAAACAGATTGGGCAGGATGCGTTCGTCGCGCTTGGAGCTTGGCATCACGACGGCGATCAAATTCCGGGCATGTCTCGTGATCAGATGCGCGCGATCTACGGCCCGAGTTTCAAACACCACGCGCGCGACTTCCGGGCATGGACATCCGACGTGCTGCCGTACGACGGAAAGGGCACTGAGGCGTGGCAGCAGTATCAAGACGACATCATCGAATCACAACAAAGGGGCGGGAAATGAAAATCAGAGAAGAGTTCGCGGAGTTCTGGAAAGGTTTGAGGCACGCGGCGTTGGGTTTTGTTGACTGGGTGTGCTGGCACAACCTCGAAATATCAATATTTTCGTTTTGCCTCAGCGTCTTTGCGCTCATCTTTGCAATATTGGAAAAATCGCAATGACTCTTCGCCTGACATTCGGAATCGACCCGGGCATAACCGGCGCAATCGCAGTGCTCGCCGACGGCGTGCCGTTATCCGTCGACGACATGCCGGTGATGGAGATCGGCGATAAGTCGGAAGTGGACGCGGCAAAGCTGGCTGCAATCATCCGTGGCGTTCGCGCCGCGAACCCCGGGGCGTACGTTTCCGGCTGCATTGAACGTGTGCGCGCGATGCCGCCACGCAAAGACGGTGCGGGGGTACAGCGAAGCGCAGGCGCCCAAAGCTCAATGAATTTCGGCGACAACTACGGCAAGGCTAAGGCGGCATTCGAAATTCTTGGTATCCCGTACACGCGAGCCGAGCCGCAAAGCTGGAAACGACACTATGGGCTGATCGGGCAAGACAAGGATGCGTCGCGAGTTCTTGCAATCGCGAGATTTCCGAGCATGACGGATCGGCTGAAGCGAAAGAAAGACAATGGGCGAGGTGAGGCGCTTTTGATTGCGCTGTGGCACGAAAGCACGCAGCAATGACCGGAAGCGATCTAACGCGCCCCGAACGCGCAGCGCAGATCCGGCAGGCGAAGCGCTACAGGGCCGCCATCGAAAAGCGCGGGCTATGTTGCGCCTGCAAGCACCGCGGCGATGAAACGTATTTCGGCCTGAACGTCTGCAGCATCGGCCAACAGCGCACGCATCCGCAGTGCGAGCGCGACGGCAAGGGATTACGGTTCACGTTCGACGACACGGTGTTAGAGCAATTCCGAGAAGTGACAGGGGCGAAGAATGGCTGAGGTCGACGTTTTTGGGGAATACGTAAAGCGGCGCCTCGACAGGTGGGGCGATGAATTCTCATTGGCCCGTGACTGCGACTACCTCGGGCACCAGTCGAGAAACATGCTGCAGGTGTTGATCGAGCACAAAGGCGAGATGCCTGGCAAGTCGACGGGGTACAAGCCGCTTGAGGTCAATCTCGAAGCGCTGCAGATCGAAAAGATCATCAGCGACATGGCGATTCACGGACAGCGCGCCGTCGCGTGTGTGCTGCGCGGCTACTACTGCGGCAGCGGCCGACGCAAGATCGAACGGTGGGAAACGGCCAATCTGCTGATGACGAACGCGGGGTGCCCGATGGTCCCGCAGCGCCAATACCTCACGATGCACGCGATCGGGGTCGCCCATGTTCGCGGGGCGTTGCTGGCGTCTGCCGGGGCGTACGGGCTGAATCCGGCCGCTTGACAGGTGCGCACCTCCGGCGTATTTTCCGCGCTACGTTCAGATTGAAGCCCCTGGCGGAAGCCCGGGGCCAGAGCTAGACCCGGTGATGGGTGGAAACGCGGCCACTCCGGTGCGCGCCCCGGGCGAGGGGAATCCCATCAACCGCAGGGTTTCGGCCCTGCGACCAATTCGCGGGTCTGGCCGATCGGTGAGGCTGCAGCCTTCCAAGCTGTCCAAGCCGGTTCGATTCCGGCGACCCGCTCCAGTTTCACCCGAATGCTGCAACGACTACACGGTGATGATCGTCGTTGCGATACTTGTCGGGGTTTCACGAAATGCATGCCGGTGAGCGGAAGCTAAGCGGAAGCGCCGTGACCGATGAGGTCCTAGAGCGCCTAGCAGCCGGAGCAAACTCAGGAAGGCAGCGGACAACGGAGCATGCCCGCCCGTCTGCAGGCCTGAGCCTTATCAGAGCCCTCGCCTTCCGGCGGGGGCTTTTCGTTTGCGGGTCTTGCTGATCTGTTCCAAGTTACGCATGAGAGTGTCCGGGCACGGTCGGTGTAGCCCGGGGCCGCTGGGGACGCGCCAGCAATCACGCCGCTGTGTAGGTCAGCGGATGGGTCAGCCTGAATCGCAGCGGGCGCTGGTTCGAATCCAGATTCATGCTCCACATCCGGCCCGCTCCCCTCGGGCCTGACCGGAGCCCCGGCCGTACTCCCCTGCGGCCGGGGCTTCACTTGTTACGCCTGCGACAGCATCAAGGCTCACGCATCGCGTGGGACGCGCTGAAGCGGGCACCTTTCCCAGAGGCGACGTGATGCGCGACGAATTCTTCGATGCGTGGGTGGTTCGTGTGTTCGGGAGTCTCGACGCCTACCGTCGTTCGCTCCCTGAGCGCGTATGGGTTCAGGGCGACAACGGCTGGTATAGCGTCCGCCGGTTCGCCGCCTAAGTTTTCCGCCCGCCACCCCTACCGGACCAACCCTCGCGATCAGCCGGATTGCGGGGCGGGCAACTATTCGAGGTTTCGATGCTTCCGATCCGTCATCTCACAATCCACTGCGCGGCGACGCCGGAAGGGCGCGACGTGCGGGCCGCGACCATTGACGCATGGGACATCGCCAAGTTCGGGCAGGTGTCCTATCACCTGGTCATCGAACTGGACGGCACCGCAGTGCGCGGACTGCCGGACGACCAGAAAGGCGCCCACGTCGGCGGCAAGAACACCGGGAACATCGGCATCTGCTACGTCGGCGGGATGGACAGGGAGAACAAGAAGCCGAAGGACACGCGGAACGCAGCGCAGCGCGCCACAATGGCCCGGCTGGTGCGCGAATACCGTGCGAAATACCCGAAGATTCAGGTGCGCGGGCATCGCGACTGGCCGGGTGTCGCCAAGGCTTGCCCGTCGTTCGATGTGGCGGCATGGCTGAAAGAGGCCAGCCTGTAATGGCTGGCATCGAGTCCCTTTCCGACTATGCGATGTGGGCCTTCCTTGGCGTCTCCGCGTATCTGGCGAAGAAAACCATCGACAACCGGGAATCAATTTCGGCGCTTGAGCTGAAAGTGGAGCGAGAATTCCAGCGCAAGGAAGGCTTGGAAGCGACGATCAAGAAGGCGGTCGACGCGGCATTCGTGCCGATGAACGCCAAGCTTGATCAGGCGCTGGAGGAGCTGGAAACGCAGCGGATGGACTTGAACATCATCCTGGACAAATTCGAAGTTCCGGCGGCGCAGCGGCATGGACACTGATCACGAGCTGTTGCTGGAAATCAAAGGCCGGCAGGACTTGCTACAGAGGCAGCTTCAGGAGGTCAGGGAGCTGAAAATGGCCCCGGCTCCGGCCCCAGTTGGCGGCGTGCATCAAGTCGTCATGCAGCACCCGGACGGCGGCGAGCGTGCTGCGCACCGGGTCGAGAAGTATTTCGTTGCAATGGTCGTCCTGAATATCTGCATGGGCTTCGTGCTCGCTGCGAACTGGATCACCGACACCAACCAGAGTTACGTCATCAACGCCATCTACATGATGGCCCCAGGTCTGCAGCAGCAGATCGAAGCCAAGAAAGAGGCTGGCAAGCCATGACCGCGCTTCCTCCAATCATCACGATCCCGCCCCCGCCTGTTCGACCGAAGGCCGCCGAGGGCATGACCGACACCGAGTGGGCGCACGTATGGCGCTACGCCTACCAATCCGCCTACAGCCGCGTTTCGCTGATGTACACGGTCAAGCGGTGGTTCAAGTCCAAGCTGATGTGGTTCGGCGGCTTGCTGACCACGGCAGGCGCAGGGCTTGAGATCGCCGCGACCACGCTGGCCGACGAGCGCGCGCTGGTGTTGCAGGCGTTCGGCACGTGGGGGCCGTGGGCGCTGATCGGTGCGGGCATCTCGATCAAGGCGTTGCGCTTGATCACCAGCGGGAAGCTGACGAAGTGAGCTACATCCCCGCCTGGATGATCAAACCCCTGATCGGCCTTGCCGTCGTGGCGCTGCTATCCGGTACCGCCTACGTGGCAGGGCGCGGACACGGTCGCAGCGCTCAGGCGAAGGAAGACGCGGCGGCGATCGCAAACGCCAATCGGCGGGCCGATGCCGCCGCGACCGCGTTGCGCGCCGCTGCCGACCGGCTGAATGCCGATTCCAAGCTGTTCCGCGAGATCGACGAGCAGACGGCCGCCAACGACGAAGCTGCAGACGCGGCCGTAGCCTCCGCTCAGCGGCAAGCTGACGGCGCCAGACGCGACGCGGCCGCATTCCTGAAGCGCGCGGCGAAGCTGGAACAGCAGCTGGCCGCCGAGCGCGATACCTGCACCGATGGGAGGAAGCCGATATGCGGCGTTCCGCTACGCTGATGCTGGCCGCCATGCTGACCGCATGCGCTGGCCAGGCTGTGAAGATCGACCCTGCGCCGGCGATCGTGCGCGTTCCCGTCGACCGCTACATCGCCGTCCCTGCGGATCTGACCGCGCGGATGGACCCCGGCCGCCCGGCGACGCAGGACTATCAAGAGGCGAAGGCGCTCGCCTTGCGCCGTCTGGATATCATCATGGCGGGCAACTGCCGGTTCCTTCGGATCGCCGCTCTGGCCCAATCGCTGAGCGCTGGCGAGTCGGCAGAATGGCGGGCGAACGAATGCGCGGGCGATGCGCCGGCTGCAGATACCGGGTCTGCCAAGCCGTGAAGCTCAGCGTCTACTCAGAGCCTGGGTTCTTGAAAGTGAGCCGTGCCGTTGTGATGATGGATGGGCATCGGCTCAAGCACGTCACGCGGGTTGATACCTGCACAGGGGTTGCCTGGGTGCATGCCACCAACCCCGATGGGACTGTGCAGGTTGACCGCGCAAGGCAGTGCGTCGTAGAGCGCAAAATCTACGGGCCGATGCGGGCGTTTGAGATTCAGCCATGAACAGCCGGCAGCAGAAACGCTATTACCCCACCAACAGCGCCGAATGGCTGTGGTTGCGTGAGGTGGTGCTCAGGGAAGAGCCTTTCTGCCGGTGCGGATGTGGCGGCGTGAGCGTGGAGGTTGACCACATAGACGGTCAAGCGGCCACCTTGGCGGACAACCGCCGGGAGAACCTGCAGGGCATGACCCACGAATGTCACAGCGCTAAGACAACGCTGGAGAACGGCAGCTTCGGCAGGGCCGCAGGCCAGGCCAAGCGGGCAGGATGTGACAACAGGGGCTTGCCTCTTGACCAGACGCACCATTGGAAGCGCTGATGTATAACCTCAAGCCAGCCAGCAACAGGCCACCGCCACCGCCACCAGTGAAGGTGAGTGGGCAGATACAGCACGACCAGCTGATCGCCGAACTCAGGGCCAGCACGGCAGCCCAGCACGATCTGGCAGACGCCGTGCGCATGCTTGCCGCAGCCGTACACGCGCAGGCCGATGCCATCGCCGCAGCAGTGGGCGAAGAGCCTGAGCCGGCCACAGGCGACGCGCCAGAGCACGACGGCGCTGCTCCGCATGGCCGATATGTCGACGGCGAGCCGATAGGCGCATGACCGTGCGAAATACAACGTTCAGAATTGAAACTGAACGCGAAACTGAACGCCTGTGGATAAGTCACCCCGGGGGTGGGGTCGAAAGTCTCCCGCCTGCCGCCCCGATACGGTGCCGACCCTTTCCTCGCAACTTTCCAATTCGCGGAGGAAAAAAGTGATGGCCCGTCGCCCGGTGCCGTTGGAGGTCAAGCAGGGCAAAGGGACGGCCCGGGTTGGGCGTGAGGCGAAGACGCCGCCAGCGCGCGTTGCGGGGCTGGTGAAAGCTCCGGAGGGCATGTCTGGACATGCGCTGACCTGTTGGGCAGAGATGGCGGACCTGTTGACGAAGCGCGGGCAGCTGACGCTGGATAGCCGGCCATCGTTGGTCCGCCTGTGCCAGACCTACGCCGAGTGCGTGGAGCTGGAAAAGGTGATTTCCGAGGAGGGCCGATTCCAGGACGTGAAGACCGGTTCGGGCGATTCCATGAAGCGCGCGCACCCGGCGCTCGCCGCGCTGGCCGATGCCGACCGCCGGTTCAAGGGCTGGCTGATTGAATTTGGATTGACGGATGCAAGTCGAGGAAAGGTCAACGCCCTCGCGATCCGGCAGCCGACTGCCCGAAAAGGCAAGTCGAAAGCCGGCGCGAAAGTCGAAGCCCCGGGCTCGCGTTTCGGCCTCAACTGATCCCACGTCGCGGTACGCGCGGGATGTTGTCGCCGGGAAGATCATCGCCGGGCCGGTAGTGCGCGATGCCTGCGCGCGCCACCTGCGTGACCTTGAGCGGGGCGCTGCGCGCGGGCTTACTTTCGACCTGAAGCGCGCGGACTACGCGCTGTCGTTCTTCCCCGAGGTTCTGAGGCTGAACGGCGGCGAGTTTGAAGGTGTGCCGTTCGAATTGGATCCGGCGCAGGCTTTCATCGTCGGATCGATCTTCGGATGGGTCCGGAAGGACGGCACGCGGCGTTTCCAGACGGTGTACGTCGAGCAAGGGAAGGGCAACGGGAAATCACCGCTCGCTGCCGGCATCGCCCTGCTGATGCAGGTCGCCGACAACGAGCCGCGCGCCGAGGTGTATGCGGCGGCGACCAAGAAAGACCAGGCGATGGTGCTGTTCCGCGATGCGGTGGCCATGGTCGACCAATCCCCACTGCTGTCGCGAGCGTTGGACAAGTCGGGGCGAAACGAGAAGGTTTGGAACCTGTACCACCCGAAATCGGGCAGCTTCTTCCGGCCGATATCGAGCGATGACGGGCAGTCTGGCCCGCGCCCGCACTGCGGATTGCTGGATGAGGTGCACGAGCACAAGACGAATACGATGGTGGAGATGATGCGCGCCGGCCTGAAGGGTCGCCGGCAGCCGCTGATCTTCATGATCACGAACAGCGGATCGGATCAGACGTCGGTTTGCTGGGAGTATCACGAGTACGCTCGCGAGGTCTGCGCGGGCGAACGCGACGATGATCGGTTTTTCGGCTACGTCTGCGCGCTGGACGAAGGTGATGACCCGTTCGAGGATGAGGCGTGCTGGATCAAGGCGAACCCGCTGCTCGGGGTGACGATCCAGCCGCAGTACCTTCGCGACCAGGTGACGCAGGCGCGCGGCATGCCTTCAAAAGAGGCGATGGTTCGCCGGCTGAACTTCTGCCAGTGGACTGCGGCGCACAATCCGCTGATTCCGCTGGAGGCATGGACCGCCGCCGAGGCGTCGTTCACGCTGGAGAAGTTCCGAGGGCTGCGCGCGACGCTTGGGCTTGATCTATCGTCGACAACGGACCTGACGGCCGCAGTGTTCGATGTTCGGATCGATGGCCGGTATTGGTGGTTTCCGATGTTCTGGATTCCCGAAGGCCAAGTGGCGAAGAAGGTGAAAAAGGACAAGGTGCCGTACGACCTGTGGATCAAGCAGGGGTGGCTGAGAACGACGCCAGGCAACGCGATCAATCTGGAATCGGTCTGTCGCGATATCGGCGCCGAGATCAAGCGACACGGGCTGAAGGTCGAGGAGGCGCCCTACGATCGGTGGAAGATCGAAGAGTTCAAGGCGGCGGCCGATCAGGCGGGGCTTTCGCTGCCGCTGGTCGAGTTCGGCCAAGGCTTCAAGGACATGGGGAAGGCGGTCGACAGTTTGGAGATCGCATTGACCGATGGCCTTTTGCGGCACAACGGCAGCCCGGTGCTGCGCTGGTGCGCGGCAAACACGGTCGTCGTCACCGATCCGGCCGGCAGCAGGAAGTTCGACAAATCAAAGCAGACGAAACGCATCGACGGCATCGTCGCCGGTGCGATGGCGCATCACCGCGCGACGCTGCTCCCCGTAACTACTGCTGTCCCAAGGGTCCGGTCCTGATGCGCGAAGAAGACATCAAAGCGCTAGCCCATTTTTGGCAGCCGCAGGCCGCAGTGAAGCCGGAAGACCCGCGCGCACGGCCGGGCTATTTCTACATCGGCCCGAACAATGCCGGCGTGCGGGTGACGCACGAGACAGCGATTCAGGTCGACGCGGTTTGGGCGTGCATTGACGTCATCGCGAAGGCGATTTCGTCGTCGGACTGGCTGGTGTACGAGCGCACGAGCGCCAAGAAGCGCAAGGAACTGAGCCCGCACGACGACCGGCTGTCATACGTGCTGAACACGCGGCCCAATCCGGAGATGACCGCGCAGGCGTTCCGGCGCGCGCTGATGATCGCGGCGCTGTCGTGGGGCAATGGCTACGCCGAAATCGTGCGCGACATGGCCGGCCGCGTCACAGAGCTTTACCCGATCGCACCGGATCGCGTCGAGCCATACCGCGACCGGGTGACCGGCGAGTTACTGTTCGAGGTCAAGAACGACAGCGGCACGGCGACCGTGCTGCGCGGGCGGGATATCTTCCACGTTCGCGGCCCGAGCATCGTCGGCATGATGGGCGACGATCTGATCGCCAAGGCGGCCGGGTCCATCGCGCTGTCCATCGCTACGGACAAATTCGCTGCATCGTATTTCGGCAACGGCACATTCTTGGGCGGCATCGTCGAAATACCGGGCGGGCTGGATGATGCGCCATTCGAGCGACTGAAAAAGGAGTTCAACAAAGAGCATCGCGGCGTCGGAAATGCCCAGAAGACGGCATTTATCGAAAACGGGATGAAGTGGATTCCGAACGATTCGGACGCCGAAAAGTCGCAGCTGATCGCGGTTCAGCAGCACAACGTCGAAAGAATCTGCCGATGGTTCGGCGTCCCGCCGCACAAGGTTCAGCACCTGCTGCGGTCGACGAACAACAACATCGAACACCAGGGCCTGGAGTTCACGCGCGACGCGCTGCGGCCGTGGGCGCGCGAGATGCAACAGGAGGCGGATTACAAGCTGTTTTCCGACCGTGGGCCGACGCGATACACGCTGATCGATCTGGACTGGGCTTCTGAGGGCGATTTCAAGTCGAGGATGGAAGGGCTTCAGATTGTGCGAAATGCCGGCGTCATCAACGGCAACGAGTGGCGAGATGAGATCGGTTACGACGACATGGGCCCGGACGGCGACAAGTACATCGTGCAGGGCGCGATGACCGAACTGAAGAACGTCGGCAAGGTGTACGAAAAGCCGGTAGCACCTGCAGCACCTGCAGCCGAAGACGCCGACCCGGAAGACCCAGAATCCGCCGCGATGACCGCATGGCTGACATCGATCTACGACCGCGCCGCGCGCTGCAGGGCGAGCAACCCGGACAAGGACCCGGAGCAGTACCTTGAACGCCAGCTGCAGGACATCTTTCCGCACTTGGAGCAGTACGCGCCAGACGCTCGCGCGCAGGCAATGGATGCCGGTCGCGGCGTGCTCGCTGGCGCGCAGGCAAACGCATCGGCGCGCCGCGCCATCACCGCAATCATCGGAGCAAGGCAATGACGTTTTTCGCAAAGGCCAACGGCAAACGCGGCGAGATCTATATTTACGAAGAAATCGGCGCCGGCTGGTATGGCGGCATCACGGCGAAGTCGTTCTCGGAAACGATGAAGGAGCTGGGCAAGGTCAACGCGCTCGACATCTACATCAACAGCCCCGGCGGCTCAGTGTTCGACGGCATCGCGATCTACAACCAGATCCGCCGCTTCGACGGTGAGCGGGTCGTGCACATCGACGGCATCGCCGCATCGATCGCTTCCGTCATCGCAATGGCCGGCGACAAGATCAACATCGCAGCCAACGGCATGATGATGATCCACGATCCGTGGTCGGTCGCCTTCGGTACTGCCGACGAAATGCGGAAGATGGCCGACTCGCTGGACAAGGTGCGTGACACGATTCTTGATACCTACGTCGCGACGACGAAGGGCGACCGAATCGAGATAAGCGACCTGATGTCCGCCGAAACGTGGCTCAGTGCTGACGAAGCGGTGGCGAAAGGCTTCGCGACAAACAAGACCGACGAAAGCAACATCAAGGCCGAATTCGCGATGCTCGCGAAATTCCAGAACACACCGAAGCTGCTGCGGCAGTCGTCGACGGCTTCGAGTTCCCTGCTTGCCCGCATGGACAAGCGAACGATGCAACTCCGCCGGGTCAGCCCGGCGACCGCGTAAGGGTCAGCCCGCACGCAATCCAACCGCCCGCCGTCTGGCGGGTTTTCTTTTCAGCCCCAAGGAAAAACCATGAAAAAGTCCCAGCTGACCCTGGCGCTTGCCGCAAGCATGCTGAGCATGTTCGCGGACTCCGCCGACACGCTCGAAGGCCTGCAGAACAAGCTGATCGAGTTGAAGGAAGAGGCAAATTCGATCCAGGCCCGCGCCGATGCCGAAAAGCGCGAGCTGACCGCCGACGAAGAAATGGAGATCGAACAGATCTTCGCCAGCTTCGAAAAGTGCGAGGCCGACATCGAGCGCCGCGAGCGCATCGATTCCATCAATGCCAAGGTCGCCACTCCCGGCAAGCGCCGCACCGAGCCGGATGACCCGCAGAATCGAAGCGATGACCGCCGCGCCAACACGAACCGCGAACCGGCAGCCCCGGCCCGTCGCGTGGTCGCAGAAGCCAGCGACCGCGATCTGCGCGGCAAGTGGGGATTCCGGTCGTCTGCGGAGTTCCTGTCTGCAGTTCTCGCATCCAGCCAGAAGGGCGGCAGCATCGATCCGCGACTGGTCGCCAATGCGCCGACCACTTACGGCTCGGAAGGCGTGGGCGCCGATGGCGGCTTCGCGGTTCCGCCGGACTTCCGCACCACGATCATGCAGAAGGTCATGGGCGAAGATTCGTTGCTGTCGCTGACCGATCAGAACCCGGTTTCAGGCAATTCGTTGACCTTCCCGGCCGACGAGACCACGCCGTGGCAGTCCAGCGGCGGCATCCAGGCGTACTGGGAAAGCGAGGGCGGAAAGAAGGCGGAGAGCAAGCCGCAGCTCGTCGAAAAGACCGTGAAGGCGAACAAGATCATCGCGCTGGTGCCGATGACCGACGAACTGCTCGAAGATGCGCCGGCTATGGCCAGCTACGTCAACCGCAAGGCGCCGGAGAAGATCACGTTCAAGGTCAACGATGCGATCCTCAACGGTACCGGCGTTGGTCAGCCGCTGGGCATTCTCAATTCCCCGGGCACCATCGTGGTTCCGGCAGAATCCGGCCAGGCCGCAGACTCCATCGTCTACGCCAACATCACGAAACTGTGGGGCCGTCTCACACCGTCGGCGCGGCGCGGCGCGGTCTGGATCGCGAATCCGGACATCGAAGAAGAGCTCATGAACATGTCGTTCCCGGGCACGGGCACGGCGGTGCCGGTGTACCTGCCGCCCGGCGGGCTGTCCGAGTCGCCCTACGGCAAGCTGATGGGCCGCCCCATCATCACGACCGAAGCGGCCCCGGCGCTTGGCGATGCTGGCGATCTGATGTTCGGCAACATGGCCAGCTATCTGTCGGTCGTGAAGTCCGGCGGCATCCGTCAGGACATCTCGATCCATGTCTGGTTCGATTACGACATCACCGCGTTCCGCTTCGTGCTCCGCATTGGCGGCCAGCCGTGGTGGAACACGCCGATCGATCCGTATCACAGCGGCGGCAAGCAGCGCGGATTCTTCGCGGCGCTCGGCGCGCGCGACTGATCCAAGGCTGCCTGCAGTAAGCAAAGCGCCGCTCCGGCGGCGCTGAGTTTCATCCCCTTCGATTTCTGAGGTAACGAACAATGTCTGGAATCAACTCCTTCCCGAGCGAGCGCGCCGCGGTTGTCGGTGTGATCGACCCGGATGCGTACGCGGCCAGTACGGTCACGACCGATTACATCCCCCTGAAGAACTTCCACCGGTTCATGGCGACGTTGCTGGTCGGCGATATCGTCTCCACCGGTACCGTCGACGCGAAGCTGATCGGCTACACCAGCGCTGCCGGCGCCGGTGCGGCCGACATCTCCGGTTCCGCGATCACCCAGCTGACCCAGGCGGGCACCGACAGCAACAAACAGGCGGTGATCAATCTGAACACCGACAGCCTCGCCGGTACCGCGTTTACCCACTTCCGCCTGTCCGTCACGATGGGGACTGCGGTCGCGGTCGTCGCCGCGGTCGTTTTCGGCTTCGATCCGCGTCATGCGCCGGCTTCCGATGGCGACGTGGCGACGGTCGACGAAATCAAGAGCGCCTGATCGTGAAGACCGTCAGATTCACCAAGACGGTAGAGCGCCGCCGGCACGGCGCTGAGCAGGTCTTCGAGGAGGGGCAGGAATACACCCTCCCCGATGATCTGGCCGACCACTACACCCGGCGCGGCCATGCGGTCGAAGTCGGCGGCAAGGTAACCGAACAGCAGGCACCGGAAGGCGGCACCGATGGCGACCCCGTGGGCAGTTCCGAGGATGTGGGCGGGGCGGACGGTGCTGATACTGGCCAGCGGGCCAAGCCTGTTGGAAAGCCTGCCGGCAGCGGAAAGGGCGGCGGTAAGCGGAGAGGTTGACGCAATCGCGATCAATACGTCGTTCCGATCGGCGCCGTGGGCAGGGATGCTCTACGGCGCCGATTCTTCGTGGTGGTCGTTCCACGCGCAGGAAGCGCTGAAGTTCCAAGGCTTCAAGGTGACGTGCTCCGAAGATGTGCCGCAGAAGGCGGTTCTACGGATTCGGCAGACCGGCATTGATGGGTTTGATCCGGATCCGGCATGCGTGCGCACCGGGCGCAATTCGGCGTATCAGGCAACACACATCGCGATCCATGCCGGCGCGGCGCGCATCCTGCTGTGCGGCGTCGACATGACGGCAGAGCGCGGTTCGCATCACCACGGCGATCATCCATCGCCACTACGCAACAATACGCCGGGCGGCTTCCGCGAAATGCTGAAGTGCTGGCCCGGCCTCCTACCTGTCGCGCAAGAGCGCGGCATCGAAATCATCAACTGCAGCGCATCATCGGCGCTGGAGTGTTTCCCGAAACGCAGAATCGAGGACTTGCTTCCGTGATCAGCGCCATGTCCATCGTTGCGCGCCCAGGGGCTGAGCACCAAGAGCGCCACGCTGCGGCGTTGGCTGCCGGGCTGGCCGCGCACGGCATCCGCACGGCGCTGACCGGGTCCGTGGAAGCCGCGCAGACGCAGCACGTCGCTTGCTGGGGCTGGCATACAGGCGCGCGTCTGCGCGAACGTGGGCACGACGTGCTCGTGATGGAACGCGGCTACATCGGCGACCGCTTCGCCTGGACGTCGCTCGGCTGGAACGGCTTGAACGGCCTGGCCACATTCGAGCGGCCCGACGACAGCGGTGCGCGGTTCCGTGAGCACTTCGACGGCATGCTCAAGCCGTGGAATCCGGCCGGCGATTATGTGCTGCTGATCGGACAGGTTCCCGGCGATGCGAGTCTGCGCGGGCGCGACCTGTCCGGCTGGTATGCCGAACAAGTGGCGATCGATTGGCGCAGACCGGTGCGGTTCAGACCGCACCCGGTGGCCGTGCAGCGCGGCATCGCGAAGCCTGTGGCAGGCGCCGAAATCATGGGCGGCCCGCTGGCGGATGCGCTGGCTGGCGCGGCATGGGTCGTGACTTACAACTCGAACACCGGCGTCGAATCCCTGCTGGCCGGCAAGCCGACGCACGTCGATGATCGCGGCTCGATGGCGTGGGGCGTCACGAATCGCGAAGCATGGGCACACGGGCTGGCGTGGTGCCAGTGGTCGATCGATGAAATTCGCAGCGGCGCGGCATGGGAGGTTGTCGGCAGACGGGCGGCACTTGAGCTCGCTTCCGGCTGATGTAGACTGAGCCGCGCCTAGGGTAGCTCCCGAAAACTCCGATCCTGCCGGGGCTGGCGCAAACTCAAGCAGGCCGCAACAGGAGGCGGCAAGTGGAAAAGTTCATCTCAATTCAAGACCTTACAAAGTTCGTTCAAAGCCAAGACGGAGATCTGAAAGTCTGGGTTTCCCTGGACGGAACAGAATCAGTTTTTGAGCACGTCGCGCTGCTGAACGTCATTAAGAACAGGAAGTGGCGAACAGAGGTTGTTGTTGCTGGCGTGGCGAGCCCGATCGGATTCATGTCCGCAGACAAGCTGACCATGGAAGACGGTGCATTGCTTTTGGTCCGGGCACCGTTTGTTTGCGTACACGGCGGAAAGAAAGCGATCATGGATGCGATCAATTCGCTCGCAGATGCGGAGGCGCTGATGATTGAGGCGTATTCAAGTAAGCGAGGCGTCGATATGGACGCAATCCGCAGCGCGATTGCAGATGGGGAAGATCATTTTTTTGACACTGATGCCGCCATTGCTATAGGGCTGGCTGATGGGCGATCTGCCCAGTAGCTGCGATTATTGAGACGATCGAAAGCCGCCGAAAGGCGGCTTTCTCTTTGGAGCCAATGTGAACCTGATCACCATCGCTGAGCCAGTAGTCGAACCGGTTTCGCTACAGGACATTTACACGTTCCTGCGGCTTGACCCGTCCGGATCGCCGGCAACGCACCCCGACGACGCCATGCTGAGCACCATGATCCGTGATGCGCGCATTCGCGCTGAGCAGGTAACGCGCCGGGCATTCGTGCAGCAGACCGTTCGCCTGATCGCTGACGGCTTCCCGTGCCGCCGATTCGGTGCAGCTGGCCCGTGGGGCGATGGCGAAGACTGGATCGAACGGGACGGCTGGCTTGAACTGCCGCGCCCGCCATTCGTTGAGGTGGTCGCCGTCCGCTACTACGACGCCGAGAACGTGTTACAGACCCTGTCGCCGTCGGCCTACTTCGTGACCGAGCAGAGTTTCGTTCCCCGGCTGATGGTCGCCGATGGTGGCAGCTGGCCGGACACCTACACGCGCGACGACGCGCTGCAGGTCGATTACGTCGCGGGATACCCCGCAGACGGTTCGCCGCCGGCCGATTTCGCGGCAAACGTGCCGGCGCAGTACAAGAACGCGATCATGATCGGCGTGCAGCTGCTATACGACGAACTGGCGCCGGAAAAGCGCGACCAGCTCGAAGCGGCATTCCAGCGGCAGCTGGCCGGCAACCGCGTGCACCGGTTCTGACCGATGAGCATCCGCAGCAACGTCGACCGTGCCGGGCTAGATCAGCGGGTGGAGTTCATCCGTATGACAGTGACCCAGGACGCGAACGGGTTTCCGACCGAGGCGACGACATCGCTCGGCACGTTCTGGGCGAAGGTCGACGGAACGAAGGCCGGCGAGCGGTTCCAAGATCCGGACGTAGCATCCGGCGTCCGCACAGTCAGCTCATATACGGTCTGGATTCGGTCTGATGTCATGGCCCGCATCGGCCTGACGACCGCCGACAAGGCGATCTGGAAAAAGGCATCTGGCGACGTTGCGATGGATGTGCTGGACATTCCGGATCAGCAACTACGCGGCCGGCTGATCGCGGTCGTGTGCCGCACGGGGTTGAACAATGGCTGAGTTCGTCAACATCACCGGGCTCGATGCTGCGGTCAGAGCGTTGAAGCTGCTCCCTCGCGAGCTGTCCGGCGACCGTGGCGGCCCGGTGCGCGCCGGACTGTTCGCCGCCGGCGCCCTGCTGAAAAAACAGGCCATTGCGAACGCGCCTGTCGGCAAGGGCACCCCGAACCCAGGCAACCTTAGAAAGCAGATGATGCTCTACCGGGACAAGAACCCCGGCGGCATCGGGGCTGCGGAGCATTACATCCTTACGGTTCGCTCGGGAAGGCGTGGGCTTTTTTCTTTCCGCGTCGGCGGCAGCACTCGCGCGCTGACTGGTCGCGATGCCTACTACTGGTGGTATGTCGAGGTGGGAACATCAAAGCAGCCCGCACAGAACTTCATGCGAAACGCATTCGAGGCTGAGAAAATGCAGGCTATCAGCGTGTTCAAGCGCGTTTTCATTGCTGGAATCGATGCCGCCGAAGAGCGCGCCCGCATCGCGAGCGGTGGCAAATGATCGTCCCCGTCTTTTCGATCCTGTCGACCGCAGCGCCAGTGACCGCCATCGTCGGCACGAACGCGATCTGGAAAAACACGCTGCCGCAGGCGCATGCGGCGAAGCGTGCCTATATCACGTGGGCAACGGTCGGCGGGTCGCCTGAGAATTACCTCGACGGCGTGCCCGGCATGGACAGCGGTCGCGTCCAGATCGATTGTTGGGTCGGTGAAGAGGTCTCCGGCGGTACCGGAGCGAAGGTCTGCCAAGACCTGATGATCGCCGTGCGCAACGCCATCGAGCCGCACGCGCACATGATCGGGACGCCAATCGACGACTACGAGAAAGACACGAAGCTGTATCGCTACATGCTCGAATTCCAGTTCTGGGAGTTGCGTTCGTAACCCCAAATCAATCGGCATCCGCCGAATATCGAACCCGGCATCCCGCCGGGTTTTTGTTGCCCTGAACGGGCCTCACCTCCAAAGGAAAAACGCACCATGAGCGGTGAAATCAAAACTCAGGGCACACAGGTCTGGGTTCTCGACACGACCCAGAGCCCGCCGGCTCTCATCAAGATCAGTAACAACACGCAGCTCGGCGATTTTGGCCCACAGGGCAACGACATCGACGTGACGAATCTGGAAAGTACGGCGATGGAGAAGCTGTCCGGACTTCCGGATAACGGTGATGTCACGCTGAATCTCAACCTCGCCGACATCGTTTCTCATCGCTGGCTCAGCGACAATGTCAACGGAGATCGCTTCCGTTTCCTTGTCGGCTACAGCGACGGCACGGGTGTGCCGACGATTGGCGCGCTCGACACGATCACGCCACCGACCGGCCGCACCTGTGACGCCTTCCTGGCGTCCGTGAAGTCGTTCCGCAAGTCGGTCAACACGAACGACGCCATCCGCGCGACGGCTGCGCTGGTCGTCTCCGGCGCCATCACCACGACTTGGAAGTCTGAAAACCCGTAATACGGACAACGGTCCAACTTTCAACGGTTTCGACTGGGCGCGCGGTTTCCGCGCTGTTGACCGTGGCGTATTGCCGCGCGTCCAGACGATCAAGGAATCAAAGTGGCGAATCAAGAAAAAACAGCATCGAACTTCTTCGATGACATTGTCGGCAACGGCCCCGAGAAACGGACAATCGACTATCGCGGCCAGAAAAAGGATGTGTGGTTCCGGCGCATCACTGGTGCCGAACGCATCTCACTGCTCGAAGGCCAGGTGATGGAAGCCGGCGGCGAAGGTCGGCCATCGTTCAAAATCGACTTGGCGAAGTCGGCAGAGAAAAGCGCTAGGCTGATCCAGTTCAGCACCGTCGACGAATTCGGCGCGCAGGTGTTCGACAACATCGGCGCCGTCAAGAAGATGCCCGACGATCTGCTGACGCTGCTCTACAATGAAGCTAGCGACGTGAACAAGGAAGGCGACGGCGAGCCGGGAAAAAGTTAAGGGCCGATCCGTACCTCCGGTTTTGCTGCCGTCTCGCGCTGCTCTACCGGATGCCGGTTTCGACCCTGATGCGTACCATCCCCGCGTGGGACATCGAATTGATGGCCGCATTCCTTGCGGTTGAGCCCGCGCCGGAAGAGCGCACCGAGCACGCAATAGCGCAGTTCATCGCGCTATGGGCTCACTCGAAAAAGGACAAGGGCGCGGAATTTGTTCAGCCGCATAACTACCTGCAATTTCGCAAGGTCTGGGACCGCGATGCGGAACTTGATTCCGTAGACCTTGGGTTGATGGACGCACTGCACCGCAGAGCACAATAACCCCGCTCCGGCGGGGATTTTTTTTTCGTTTGGAGAAACTCATGTCACTCGGCAAGCTGTCAATCGATCTGGAAGCCCGGATCGCGAAGTTCGAGAGTGACATGGGCCGCGCTGCGCGCATCCTGCAGCGCGATCTGGTCAATGGTCAGAAAGCCGCCGAACGCGCGAACAATCAGATGCGGCAGACGATGGAGCGCAACGCTCAGCGCATAGAGCAGTCGGCAAGGTCTGCGGCGACGGTGATCGGTTCGGTATTCGCTGCGCAGCAGATCGTCCAATACGCCGCAGCACTGTCGCGCGTCGCTGACGGCTACTCCAACATTCAAGCAAAGGTGAAATTGGCTGCTGGCGAAAACGCTAATTTGGCCGGAAGACTGGATGAGGTCTACGGCGTTGCGATACGCACTTTCAGCTCGCTGGATGCAACGGCCGGGGTTGTGCAGAAGGCGTCGCTTGGACTGCAAAGCCTTGGGCATAGCGCCGATACGGCTTTCTCTGACGCTATTTTCCTCGCCGAAACCTTCAACAAGGGGCTTTTGGTTTCAGGCGCCAACACTGCGCAAGCCGTGGCGGCTACGGAGCAGTTTGGGCAGGCGATAGCCAGTAATAAATTCAGCGGCGACGAGTTCCGCACCATGATGGAGCTGAACTCAGCATTCGCCCAAGCACTCGCAAAATCGCTTGGCGTGACCACCGCAGAACTCAGGGACATGTCGAAAGAAGGAAAGATCACGACGCAAACGCTGCTCGAAATGAAGGGAAAGGTAAAGGACCTTGACGACCAAGCTGCTGGCATACCGCTAACGATTGGAAGAGCAAAGCAAAACCTAGATGCGACCTTTACAAAGTTCATTGGCCAAGCCGATCAGGCGAATGGCACGAGCCGCGCAGTTGCCGACGGCATTGCCGCAATCGGAAACAACATCGGGCCAGTGGTTCAATCTCTCGGGCAGTTGGCCATCATCGCTGGCGGCGCATTCGCTGCGCGCTCACTGCAAAGCCTTCGCAGCTACGCAGCTGCCATGCTGGAAAATGCCGCAGCCGCCAGGGTCGCGCAGGCTGCAGAGCAGCAGCGCGCGGCTGGTGATGCCGCTGCGGCTCAGCAGGCACTACTGCGCGCGCGTGGCGAGCAGGTGGCCGCACAAGCGACCGCTGCAGCTGCGGCGGCAGACCGGCAGCGCATCCAGGCAACGATCGCAATGGCGACCGCGCAGGAAGCCATGATCCGGGCGAACGCCCTGCGCGCCACGTCAGAGATCGAGCTGGCCAGACTGTCGCAGCAACTGACCGCCACCGAGGGCGCGCGCATCGCTGCGACCGAAGCACTTGGCGCTGCGCGGCAGGCAGAGATCCGCGCCAACGCGCAATTGCTGGCGTCGAATCGCGCGCTGCAGGCCGGGTACGTCGCCACCGGAAATGCCGGCGCATCTGCGGCAGCCAAGATCACGATCGGCATGCGTGCTGCGTCGCTGGCTCAGAATGCGATGACGCTGGCGACGCGAGGGTTCAGCGCAGCGCTTGCGCTCGTCGGCGGCCCCCTTGGCGTCGTGATCATTGGCGTGGGCTTGCTGGCGTCCGCATTCGCAAACGCGCGCGCGCAGGCGGATGCAGCAGAGTCCAGTTTCAAGAACGCGATTCAGGCGTCGCAATCGTTCCAGGACAACCAGAGTCGGGCATCTTTCCTCCAAGCCGGCGCTCAGCTGCTCTCCGATAAGTCGTCCATTCAGCAGCAGCTTGAAGAGCAGAGGCGAGTCAAAGAGCTGCGCGCTAGGGGGATGAATAACCCGTTTATCACGGGCGGGACGCAGACCCGGGATGTGCTGAACGAAGCGATCCGCGTAAATGAAGTCCGGCTCGTCGAGATTAATAAGCAGCTTGAACTGAACCGCCAAAAGATGGAGATGAATCGGGCGGAATGGGACAAGACCACTGCATCGGTCGGAGCCAATACCGGCAAGTATGCCGACCAGCACAACGCGCTGGACAAGGAAATTCAGCAGCTCACCGCTCGCCGGCTCGAAATCACGAAGGGCGTGCGCGCCAGCCTCGAGTACGAGGCGATGCAGGCTCAGGGCGTAAAGACGGCCGCCGAACTGGATGCCGGCACGAAGGCCAGAATTGACACGCTGGTGAAAGAGCGCGCGGCGATCGACGGCGCCAAGGAGTCGCGCCGCGCTGGCGTTCGTGCCGGGAAGGAAGCAGAGGCCCAGGAAAAGCGCAGCGAGTCGGCCGCATACCAGTACAGCAATGCGCTTTCCCAGCTGAGCGAAAGCATGGGGACCGACTTGCATGCCGCAATGGAGCAATACAGCCAGGACGTTGCGAAATTCGGCGAAATCGCAAAGAAGGGGAAGGTTAGCGCCGATGATCTGACCAGGGCCAAAGAGCTTTTGGATGCGCGGCTGGCGCAAACCACCGATGTCATCCGCGCCGACATCCAAGGCCCGCAGGCGCAGGCCACGCTGGAATACGAACGGGCACTAGCGCGAACCCGGGAGCAGGCGTCACTGCTGAAAATGTCGGAAGACGATCTGGCCGCCGCCGAAAAACGGCTGGCCACTGAGTTTGCCGCGACCACAAAGGAAATCGAACGCCGCAGCGACCCGGCCGGCGCACTGATCTCCGATCTTGAATTTGAACTGAGCCTGCTAGGCATGGGTAACGCCGCGCGTCAGACTGCGATCCAGTTGCGGGAGATGGAAGGTCGCGCCACGGAAGAGCAGGCGGAGAAACTGAAGAAGCTCAATGCCGAATATGAGCAGCAGTCGAAAAACATCCGCTTCATGGACACCTTGCGCGGGTCCGCAGTTGATGCGGGCATGGAAATCGCAAAGAACTTTGGCAATGCCGGCGACGCGATTCGCGGATTCTTCGACAGCTTGCAAGAGCAAATCATGCGTCGAATCTTGGAGGGCTGGATCGATCAACTTCTTGGGCCGCAAGGCAGCACCGGGCAAGGAACAAGTGGAGGCGGGAAGCTGTGGGACTTGATCGGTGGATTCTTCGGCAAGGGCACGGGTAGCGCGACGCCATCGGGCTCGCAAGGAGAGACATCGTCCGGCGGCAGCTGGTGGAACACTGCGGTGAGCATCGTCAGCGGAATGTTCGGAGGCGGGCGCGCAAATGGCGGGCACGCGGCATCGAACACGATTTACGAGAT